AAGGCTATTCCCGGAGGTGGTTATCAGGCGTGATAAATCAGGGAAAGAAAGCTATGAAAACACATCAACCGGGGCACGATATACAACATCAACCGGAGGGACAATTACAGGTAAACACGCCCATGTCATAATCAATGATGACCCGCTGAACCCGAAACAGGCAGCATCGGATACACAGCGCAAGGAAGCAAACGAACACACAAAAACGCTTTCTTCACGTAAGGTAAACAAAGCCAAAACACCGACAATCACTATCATGCAGCGATTGCACGAAAGCGATGTTACTGGTTATTTATTATCAAAGAAAAGCGAGGGGATTAGACATATTTGCCTCCCCGCCGAAAGCAGTGGGAACGTAATGCCTGAAAGCCTCCGCGATAATTATATTGATGGGCTTCTTGACCCTGTAAGGTTATCCCGGGAAGTATTGAATGAAGCGTTGGTCGATTTGGGTTCTCGTGGATATGCCGGGCAATATGGTCAAAGCCCTGTCGCCGATGGTGGTAACATAATCAAAAAAGACTGGTTTCAAACCATTTCGAGGTCTGATTTTTACCAATTGCATTCCAACGAGCCGATTGTGTTTTTTGGTGATACAGCATACACGGACAAGAAAGATGAAAACGACCCGTCGGGCTTTATTGGGACATGCAAAATCGGACAGTCGATTTACATTACCGGGGCGATTAAAGTATGGAAGAAATTCCCTGATTTAATACGCTTTTTGCCGAAATGGGTTGAAGCAAATGGGTACACGAACCAAAGCACTTTAAGGATTGAGCCAAAGGCAAACGGGAAATCAGTAGTCGATGAACTTAGGGATAAAACCCGGTTAAATGTAACCGAAACCCCGACACCAACTGGCAGCAAAAAGGAACGCCTCGAAGTCGCATCGCCGACAATTGAATGCGGACGGGTTTACTTAGTTATTGACCACTGGAACGAGGATTTTGTGGATGAAATATGTGGCTTCCCTAACAAAAATCATGATGAATATGTCGATTTAATTGGATATGCAATTGATTATCACTTGAATACGCAGCAAAAACAAAACTTATCAAAATACTTTTAAATAATTATAATGACATGAAAATTAATGAGTTACTAATAAAAAGTGGCGTGTCTGTAAAAGATGACGGGACATTCGACCCAATGACAGCGATATTGCACCTTAGTCAACACAGGGGATGTCCACTCCCTAAAATAGAGGACTACAAAAAGCAATATATCGTATCGCAGCATGATACTGTCGATAAGGCTCAACGCACGGACAAACTTGTAGAACTTGAAGATGGGAAAACCCGGCTTGAAAAGGTGAATAGGCTGGCTTTCCCACTGCAAAAAGAAATCGTGAAAAAGGCGGTGCAATTTGCTTTCGGAAACCCTGTGAAGCTAAATTGTAACCCGCAAAATGAACAGGAAAAACAGGTGTTCAACGCCGTTGACCGTATCTTGTACGACAACAAAATAAACGGCTTTAATCGCCGTGTGGCACGCACGATATTCAGGTGTTCCGAAGTTGCTGAATACTGGTATTCTGTACAGTCAGAAACACATGAGGATTATGGTTTCGAGTGCAATTACCGTGTCCGGGTTGCATTGCTTAATCCGTGGAATAATGAAAAGTTATTGCCGTATTTCGATGAAAATCAAAACATGATTGCTTTCACACGTGATTTCATATTCCACGAAAGTGATACGAATAAATATCGTTGCTTTGAAATTCACACAGATGAAGAAACGCTCATTTTAAGGCTGAAAGAAAACAAATGGCAAACGCTGGGGGTTAAGCCTATCGAGGTGAAAAAAGTCCCGGTTATATTTGGCAATCAGGAGGATGTTGAATGGGCGGATGTACAGTACTGTATCGACAGGCTCGAATACCTACTTTCTAATTTCGCCGACACCAACGATTATCACGCATCGCCGAAAATCTTTGTTCAGGGTCGTATTGTTGGGTTCTCACGGAAAGGCGAGTCCGGGGGTATATTGGAGGGTGAAAAAGATAGTACAGCGCAATATCTGTCATGGGCACACGCCCCGGAGGCTGTTAAGTTGGAAATTGAAATATTGCTCCGCTTTATTTATGGGTTTTCGCAAACTCCGGATGTTTCGTTTGACAGCGTGAAAGGCTTGCAGGCAATCAGCGGCGAAGCCCTCCAAATGCTTTTCATGGACGCACATTTGAAAGTTCAGGATAAACGGGAGGTGTTCGATGACTACCTGCAACGCCGGATTAATCTTGTAAAAGCCTTTGTCGGTAAAATAAACATAAAACTTGAAAAGGCGGCTTCTGTGGTGCGAATCACCCCCGAAATAGTGCCGTACATGATTGACGACCAAACAACACGAATCAAAAATCTTGTGGCCGCTAATGGTAACAAACCAATCATCAGCCAAAAGTCAGCAGTCGCAAAAGCGGGATTAGTTGAGAACGCCGATGATGAATGGGCACAAATTCAGGCAGAGGCAAAGGCAGAAAACACAAAGGACATTTTCGGAACAGCAGAATAATAGCTTTTAATGAAGTGGGACATTGAAAATCAGAAGATAGTCGCTAAATACCTGAACAGGCTTGCAGGGGTTTATGAGGTAGCGATAAAAAAGGCTGTCGGACTTGGATATTCGGTAACGAATTACAATTCCGATAAGCCCTTTTCGTTTGCCGATTACCCGGTAACAAACAAGAAATCCGATACCCTGTTTTCGCAAATGGCCTATGAAGTGCAATCTATTGTAAATGGAGGCACTGAATCGGCATGGATGGCCGCAAATACTGTGAACGATGGTATTGTAGACAAATACTTCGCAAAATCGGGGCTTTCTAAGGAACAGCTATCAAAGTACTATGACAGGAATTTAAACGCCCTCGCAGCCTATCAAAAGAGGGTTGATGGTGGTGTCACACTATCAGATAGAGTTTGGAAATACACAGAGCAATTCAAGAATGAAATCGAACTGGCTGTCAGTGTCGGTATTGGTGAGGGGCGTTCCGCAGCGGAAGTCAGCCGGGATGTTCGGCAATACCTACAACAGCCCGATAAGTTATTCCACCGTGTGCGTAACAAATACGGCGAACTGGTATTGTCTAAGGCGGCAAAAGCCTATCACCCCGGGCAAGGTGTTTATCGTTCATCGTACAAAAATGCTTTAAGGCTCACCCGGACAGAAATAAACATGTCGTTTCACAATGCCGATTATGAGCGTTGGAATACGTTGGACTTTATTGCTGGTTATCGTGTTGTCCTTTCAAAGGCTCACCCGGAATATGATATTTGTGATGAATTGCAAGGCGAATATCCAAAAAAGTTCGCTTTTTGGGGCTGGCATGTACAGTGCATGTGTCACACAGAACCAATCCTTTCCCCACAAAAGGAATTTGTCAGCAATCTTGTAAAGCAACTAAAAGGTGAAGATATAACCGGGTATGTCCCGAGCAATCAGATCACCCAAATGCCTCCGAATTTCAAACAATGGGCGTTCGATAATCAGGAGCGTATTAAAAAAGCGAAATCAATGCCGTATTTCATTGATAAGAACTTTAAAGGTACAAATGTCGCAGATTGGTTCAAAACGGCTGAAAAAGCGGCTGTAATCGCCGAAAAAACGCCTTTGCTATCAGCTAAAGAACTTGAAAAACTCGAATGGAAGAAAGATGAAATAATTTACGCAAAGAAAAAACTTGCGGAAGCCGATAAATGGGGTGTTACCGGGGAGGTTTATGATGCACTGGTTGCAGCCATCGAAGATGAAAGTTTAAGCTATGCTCAAATAGCTGGTAGGTCATCGAAATTAGTTAAGGAAATAAAAGCGGCGAAAGCAATTGCAGCCGACCCACTTGGGCGGGTTGCTTTGGAAAAACAATTTGCAAAAAAAGATGTAGATTCATTATTCACTGCATACGACAGTTTTTATGCTAAATTAGACAAATACAGCCTCGATGAAAAAATAGGAAAAATAACCTTTGAAATTGATTGGCTTAAAGCGAACGGAAAGTATGTCACGAGCGGAAAGTTCAGTGAAATGCTCCAACGTGATTTAATAAAGCTAAAAGAGCAACAAAGATATGAGGCAATTACAGATAGAGCTAAATTCTTTGCTGAAAAATACAAGGACATCAAAGATAAAGAAGTCCGGGCTGTCATTACAGATATTTCTAAAACTGTAAAGGGCAAAGCGGTAGACTTGGATTATTTACAGGCGTTAAATGAAAAGGCTGAAAACATAATAACCCAATACGAAAGAACGCTTATAGATGCAGCCCGTGGCAAAACTCCTCTGACTTTAGAAAATCTGAACGCAGTAATAGCTAAATTCAAAAAGAAGAACCCTATCAATGCAAAAATGGAGGACGAGATAAATAAGGCTTTGAAGCGGTTGATTGATGACGGTGAGTATTGTATGCGTTTTAACGGGCGGGATATTACCAGTATAATGGAACACGGCTTTTTAAACCAAATGGAATTGAAAGCCCTCGGATTGCAGGTGAAATCAGGTGGGTGTCTTAACCCTGATTACAGAATGCGTGCTTCAGAGGAATTGTTTGGAACAAACTTAAAAAAAGCAACCCCGTTCGATTTTGAGCACTATGGGTATCTTGGGGATAAAGATATGCTGAAAGAAATGACTAACTACAAGCCATCGCAATACGGTTCAACGATAGCATATTTCAAGAAGAAAGATGTCACATGTACGTTCACAATGCAGGATAGTCTTGGTAGTGGATTAAACCCCACACTAACGACATACCCGGGTGTTAGTTCTATTTCAGAATGGAGTAGGAATAGTTTACTATCTAATATAAAGAAACACAACGGAAGCATTTACGATTTCACACGCAATTACGGAACTTCTTATATAGAGTTGCAGTACCACGGGAAAACGGTATTAGAACAAGTCGATAGGATATTTGTTTCAGAAAATGATTTAGAAAAGTTTACCCCACAAATAAGAAAGGTATTGAAAGATAAATACAAAATAAGGCTATTCAAGTATCAGGATGGGGATATTGTCGAGTTTTAATAGAACAAAAAAAGGGTGTCGATTTACACCCTTTTTTTATTATAGCTCTAACCGTTTTTCGCCAAATTGGCGTTCGTTTGCACGCTCTATTTTATTGCATGATTCATCCGCTTGGAATAGTACTAATTTGTTCCTTATCCCAATCGGGACATCGTGTTCCCCATTGTCATCGAACCAATTGTTTCTAAACCGCTTTGCAGCATCCAAAACAGGGCACGGATAAATGGACTTGTAATCAAGTTGTTCGTTTACGCAATAATACATTGAATTTGTTTCGATTATGTACGATGTTCCGTAGTCTGCATCGATTGAAATGGCTACAATTTTCATTTTCTTTTCCCCCTTTCTGTTCTTTTGTGATAAACTTTAATTGATTTAATACGGCATTTCGCCCCTGTATATTCAACGCCCCGGGCGACACCGACATTCCAAAGGTTGCTGACTTTGCAGCCTATTTGTTCCGGCTTGAAAGTGTCGTAAATTGCAGCCAAAGAACCAAAGTAAAACTCTGATTCACCTATTTGCGCCGGGTGTGTGCAATTTGCAGCCGTTATCGGCTCGTAGAACTCTACTTTATAATTTTTGCTCATTTTATCGTCTTGTTTCGTAGCATAGAATTTTAATTTACAAAGGTAATACATTTCATTCAGAAGTGTACTTTATTAGATAAAATAGACTTAATTTACGGCTTTTGGCACTCTTGTGTTTTTTCGTATGCTGTAATTATTTATATCGTGGTTC